TTATATTCTCTTGAATAAACATTACAAAGAACTGATACCTCCATTCCTATTTCTAGCTTGTTCATTTGTTTCAATTTATCACCAAAGGCACTTACACATATTTCGTTATTAAACTCTCCACCTGTATCAATTACCATTGATTGTTTCTTCCATTCTTTACCTGCTTTAGATACTCCTGTTTCTAACTCAAGTTTCTTTACTAGTTTTCCTGTTACTTCCATTTTTATTTATTTATTTAGTTATTACTCTTTTTAAAATCTTCTGCTTCGTCTTCTCCAAATACTCCAAGTTCATAAAAACCTGTAAGCTTCAGTACAGCTCTTGACATTGCTCTTTTTTCTGCCATCTCCATAGTGTACCAGGTATTAGTGTTTCCGTCTTTAAACCCTGTTCCTTTTAAAGCTGAACCAAAAGTTTGAATTGCCTTACCTTCTTTTCTTGCATTGGCTTTTACTACGCAAAAATCTTTTTCACATTTAATAACATCATAATCTATGTTGATGTTTTCTAAAGCCTGTATCTTATCAATACCGCTTCTTGTCAAGATGATGTAGTGCTGATGTTTGAACACGTCATCTTTGGTTAAATTGTACTTAATGTACTTTTCTTTTAGTGCTTCTGTTTTCATATATTCTACCTGTGTTAATTGGCTAGGATTTTTGCCTGTTAATAATTTCGTTAAAAATAAAAAATTTATTTGAATTAAAACTGTTGTATTATAAAACTTTCTCCAAACCCCCAAAAAAATGTTGCGTCCATTATACTTTCTTCATTAGGGTAATCCTCTTTATCATAGTCTTGCCAAAATTCTTCAATATTTTCATATTCAGAATATTCACAACAAAATGCAATAGGGTCAAATTCTATTTCTTCTCCTGTATCTTCTTCATAACTTGTTAGCATTTCATATAACGCATTTCTACCTGCGTAGCTAAAATTGTTTGGCCTGTTCTGTTCAAACCATCTGTTGAACTCGTATTCATTTACTGATGTCTTCATTTTTCTTGTATGTATTTAATTGTTTGTTCTTTAATATATTCTATTTGTTCTTTGTCTATCCATTCTAAGAAGTTAAAAGCGTCAAAGCATATTGTTAAGTCTTTGCCCCACTCATCTTTACCTCTTAGGTATAGTTCATTATCTACGCATTGAAAAGTGTTTATTTCGTGCAGTCTTTTGTGTGTTTCTTCCATTATTTTAAATTTATTATTACAGGCAAATTGCCATTATTTTTGTAGTGTTTTTTGTAGATTGGCTTAAGTTCTACATCCCAACTATCTTTCTGTTGCCAACCTTTTTTCTTGAGCATTTCACAAAACTTTCTGTAGCATTGTAAAGCAGTTCCTACAACAACAACTGAGCGGCTATTGTAAGCTAAGTCATTACCACCTGCTCTTGTTACCATAGCAGGAATGTATTGAGGTTTTAACAGCCATTTTTGAGCTATTACTTTAGTGTCATCTATTGGCTTACCTGTAATAAAAGATATTTTAGGTTCGCTATAATCTACGTATGTAGAGTATTCTAAGTATTCTGCGTCTTTTCTAGTCATCTTAACAATAGTTTTGTATGTAAAGTAAAGTACCTAAGATTGAAGCTCCTATTATACATAAGTGAGCAACTACATCTAACATCTTATTTGTTCTTCTTGTTTTAGCTTCAGTTAGATTGTAGATGTCATACTTAAATTCTCCATCTTTGTACATCTTGTTTCTTAAGAAGAATGTTTCATATTCTTTTTCATTTAGGAAGTAAGTAGCTCCTGTGTTTCTGTTTACGATTTTAAAGTTTTCCATTTCTTGATTATTTATGGGGGTTTTTACACCCCCTGATTATTATTTCTATTTATTAATTTTTATTACATCTTCAGCATCTACACCTGTCCAACCTGTGCCTGAGCCTATCTTATTTACATTGTATTTAGTTAAACCATTAAAAGATTGTATATGCATTGTTTGCACTTTTCTTGTGTATACAGTTCCATAATAGTTAAAGGTAATTTTATCTCCCTCTTTAATTTCTAATCCGTTGTTTCTTAAATTTTCCATTTTGTTTGTTTTTAGTTATTTATTTAATTTTGATGGTACAAAGATACAATAAAAAACTTACTGACAAAACTTTTAACATACTTTTTAACTAAAAATATTAAAAAAAGTTATCCCCTATCTAGTAAATGATACTAAAATAAATTTAAAAAAAGATTAAAATGGTGTTAAAAAAGAGGTTAAAAACCTAAATTGAGAAATATAAAACTATTAAAATAAGCGCAAAATAAAATAAACTTAGCTTAGTTGAGTCTTTTAATTGCATTATAGAGGCATTAAAAGGTTGATAGGAGTTTGACCGTTATTTAATACAACAGCACATCCAACAGCAGGACGTTTACCATATTTAGCGTAAGCCATAGCATACGACTTGTGATTGATACCGCAACCGACTTGTGTTCCAAAGACTCTGAACTTCTTACCGACATAATGCTCTGTGTAACATTGGGTATGTAAATGCCCCTGTACTGTATTCATCATATCAGCTCTACACTTGGTGCGAGCAGTACCGCCTTCTCCATGTATATATTGTACTCCGTCAGCTTCATATCGTTCAACAAAGTTCCAGTCAGGAGTTTCTAATACTTCTTTGAAAGACTTAATCCATTTAGATGGTATTGAGGAAGTCTGAGCTTTACGCATTATAATCCTGTCATGGTTTCCAATTATAACAGTAGCCATAGGAAAAGCATCTCGCCATCTACCTATTTTCTTAATAGCTAATTCTAGCTCATCTAAGCCACCCATTCCATCAGCACTAGCTTCGTGATAGCTTGAGTAGTGATTGTCAATGACGTCGCCTATAAACACTACTTCAGTACAATTATAAGCATAGTATTGGTCTATACAGAATTTTAAGTAACCATCTAAACAGAACGGTTCATGCAAGTCACCGATAACTAGAACATTTCTAGTCTCGGCTTCTCGCATTTTTTTTAGTGCCACAATTTCATGCGGCTTTAATCTGTATCTGTTATTTCTTAGCAACGTCTGCAATTCCCTGACCTACAATTAAAGTTAAGATTGCATAGTACAAATCTTTTGCAGTTGTTTCATCAACTCCTAAGTAAGTAACTATAGCAGGCACTACTACAGAACTAACTGCGTACCAAAACTTCTTACTCTTAACCATTTGACCGATAAGGTACTTCTCTAAAAACTTTTTCATAATTATTTATTTTTGATTATTAAATTAATGTTTTCGCCGCCTAAATTAAGTATTTCTTTGATTACTAAGTCCATAGCCAATCTTGAGTTTTCAACAGCGTCTTGTTGACGACCATTCCCTACTAGAATACAACCGCTTGTATCTTTTGCTGTGTTTCCTCTATGAAATAATATCCAATCCCTATTAGGAACGTCTTGAACTAATAAATGTAAGTATTCTCTTGTTGCGCTTTCTCTTGGAAGTCTAAGTCTTACTTTGTATTGACCTTCAGGAATACAGCTAATATTTCTTTCATTATTTATATAAGGATTTTCTAAGGTATCACAGAAACTTTCTCCATTGATATGCAAACGACCAATAGTGCTTTCTTTTGTAAAAGTATCTCTAATGATTAGAAGATTAACGCCCCTGTCCTCTGTAGGCTTTTTTAAAGCCATTTTGTCCTTTACTTGCGTTTTTGGAGTGTACTCCCTTTCGCTTCTTTTTAACGCTCTTAAAAGCGCTTGTAATAACTTTACGAGCCATCTATTTAGATTTTTCAAATTGAATGAATTTATATATAGTAAAACTAATGGCTAGAATTAAAGAAACTAGCGTTAGTATTTCGTTACAGTCTGTTATGCTGAACCCTATTGCTGATGCGTTAGCTAACCCTACTTGTAGAGTGTCTTTTGCTTCTGTCATTGTTTTTTGTTTTTTTATCTAAGTAAGTCTTTAACTTAGTAACATTTTTAGTTTTTGGTTTATAGTGTTTCTTCATTAGTAATCAGAAGCGTTTAAAAAGTTTCTCAATGTAAGTTTAGTTCCCTGTCTCATTGGTCTTTCTAGGTTCATACCGTTATAGTAAGCATTTTGGTCAGGGTTTACATCCGCTCCTGAGTTTGTGTTGTATTCAGGAAAGCTAGTTGTATTGTTAGTTACATAGTCAATTAGTCGTTCCGTGTAGTACTCAGCTGTGTTTCTCACTTCTTCTCTAAGGTGTTGTGCTTCCTCTGTACTAAGACTATTTCCCGTTTCGCTTGTTTTGCTGTAAATATTTCCGTTCTCTATCTTAAATCTTAAAAAAGGTATGGCATGGTAAAAAGCCCAATTCGGTAGCATGTCACCAATGTAGTCATCAACTAAAGTCTTGTATGCTTCATTTCCTACATTACCTATTGTACCTGCTGTAATTAAGTCTTTAAGTTTCTGTGTAAGGTCAGTTCCTAGCTTAGTTTCTACATAGAGCTTCTGTGCTTGTCTTACATAAGGAAGTAGTAGCTCTACATCTACATTTAAGTTGATTGCTGTAGAGTCCTTTAGTTTTGCTTCTGATATAAATAATACGTATGCCATAATTATCTTGGTTCTAAAAATCCGTTATTCTTCATTCTCTTTGGTGGTCTTGCTACTAACTTATCGTTTCTTTCTGCTGTAAATCCTTCAGATAATGCTTTAGTGTAAGATATTGCTTCACTTGGCTTAATATTACTCTTAGCTCCTCTTAAAGATGTCTTATAGATTTGTCTCAACCAAAAATGATGACAGTTACCACCTCCTTTGTAAAGCCATATAGAATAAGTAGCTGCACCACGAGGTCCCCAACCAGGGTTAACAGCTTTTGAACCCATTTGAATAATATCCTCTTTTCTGTAAACTTTTTTTGCTGAAGTCATTAATTTACAAAATTCTCTTGTACTTCCTTCCTGACTTAAAAAATTGTCTTTAGTGTAAACATATCTAACTTTGTAAAAATCATTACCTGATTTATTTAATCCATCTTGGTCATCTCTAGCATTTGGTCTTGCTGTTCCTGTAGAAGCTAATTCTGTTTTGTTGTAACTATTTAGTTCAGCTTCAAAGTCAAAGTCTTGATGTTCTCCATCTACTATTTCTTCTTCTATCAATTCCCAATCTTCTGAAATATCTTCACCAAACTCTTCAATAAAACTTTCAAGCTCAGTCTTTTCTGAGCAATTACATTTTTTTAAATTAGTTATTTGTTCGTGATTTTCACATGGCATAAAGTACTCTTTACCATCTTGCGTATGTGTGTGCGTACCACTACAACCAATTCTTTTTGCTTCTGCTTCCGCTTCTTCTATAGTGTCAAATAAAGGTAGCTCTTTTCCGTCGTTAATCATACTTCCTACCTTAGCTAGCTTAACATCTTGTTCTACTGTGTCTTCATCTCCTAAAGGCTCAAGTCCTAAGTCAGCTCTGATTTCATCAATCGTCATAACTTCTCTAATAGTCTTAGAGTCAAATTGAACTGTGATAGGTTTTAATTGTACAAACTCAACAGGCAAGTCTATGTTGTTTACTGAGAATATAGTTTGTAAAGTGTTTAAGATATTAAGTTGGAAACCTCTTACAACTGTATTTTGATAGAAATTCGCTGCATTTATAAGTTCATCAGCATTACTAGAAAATCCGTTGTTTGTATCAATACCCATTAAAGTCTTAGATGTAATTCTGTGAGCTGCACAAATATTTGAAACTAAAAGCTCTTGTAAGGCTAGATATTGCTTATCAGCATCAGAAACACTAATAGGAGTTATTTCAGGTGTTCTAGTCTTATCGTCTGAGAACGTTAAAATAAACTTACCTGAGTTAGATGCTCCTGTAAATTTTTCTACTAAACTTTGTTCTATTTGTCTTCTTTCTTCTTGAGTCGGTATTCCGTTAGCGAAACTCACGAAATACGAGCCTGCAAAACCGTTCTCTATATTATTAAGGTGAAACTCTGCCACCTTTTGGTCTACTAATGCCCAATTGCAACCTGCTATGTAGTCAGGTGTATGATAGATGTCCATATTAGGGCTATAAGAACCTGAATAAATTAACTGACTCCCTGAAGTTCTATCGTTAACATTAAAAGCAGCAATAGG